GGCATCAGAAGCCCCTCAGAATGGCGTCGATCTCTTTCTCGAATTGCTGCATCTGATAAAGAGACATCCGTTCACCCACCTCTTCCTTTACATCCGTGAACACCTGGGAAAGAGAGGGTCCGTAAAAAACTTTGATCCTTCCGCCCTTAGAACCGATTCTTGATCGCCGCCCAGCGATCGCAACACGACCCGAGGTACCAGGCAGCACAATGTAGAAAGGCTTACCTTGGATTTCGCTATCACCGTCGAAAACCTTTGCTCCGCCGGTGGGCTTCACCTTTACGCGGATGCCACGCGTTGGAATTGCGGGAGGTTTGAGCCAACTGACCTTGTCACCCGCAATGCTCGTGTCCGTTGAGAATCGCGAAAGCAAAAGGCCTCTGGAGGGTGTCGAGACCTTTGACTGAAGCTTTTTCTGTGAAGCCTTGGTGATCGTCATCAGACTCTTCACATAAGCAGCATTGAGACGAACTTGCTTGCGTATATACTGGCTGGATTCTGTTCTCGCTTTCGTCACTGTCTTATTCAATGAACGGGCATGAGCCCGAGTGGCGCCATCCGAAAACTTCGCCAACAGAGCCCGCACTTCCTGCAGGCTGGAACGATCAACCTCAACTTGCATTGGCGTAGTGCCTCGTCACTTGCCCGTCATCAGTGATCAGCCCGTCCAGTGTCCATTCGGTTTGCCCGATGGTTACCTTGTCGCCACGCCGGGGCCGATCCACATAGCTCTTCCGGATCTCAATCTGGTCCCGGAACGCAGGCATGTTTGTTTCATACACCTGGCGCTGCTCAACAGCCCGATCCAAAATGCAGCGAATCTCAAAGCTGGCGCCCTGGCCATCGGTGTACACCGCATCCACGGCGAATTGTTCATCAATGGCGGACTCGAGCCGGTCCGCCACTGAATCGAACTTGCTGGCCATTACTCGCCGCTTTCGTTGCCGGAGTCGTCATCATCCGACGCGCTACCACTGGCGTCCGGTGCAGCACCAGAGGCAAGCACGGGGCGCTCACCTACTTCACCATCGTCTTTAATGACGCGAACGCAGCTTTCATACTTCTTCAGTTCAGAAGCGGTCATTTCAGTTTTGGCGCCCGCTTTGATCACTGTCTTCTCACCAGTGGTTTTATCGCGGTCTTCTACCCGCTTGATAAACACCACCTTGGATTTCTTAGCAGCCATGTCATTCACCTTTCCGGTTTCAGTTCAGATTTAAAGAAGTCGGCCCATCTCATCGAAACGGGCCGGCTTAATTCAGGGGTTCAGTGCTCCGCTTACGGAGTCGGCAGCACCTGCGCGCACATGGTGCCGTCGATCCGGCGGAGGATCGGCAGCGGGCCGGATTGAGTCATGATGTACTCAATGCCGGGATCGTCAGTGGTGAAATTCTTCGGCCACATTTCCGCTTCCTGGTATTGCGCGTTCGCGTCCAGAATCGCGCCATAGGCACGAACGCCCCGGGCGCCCGCCGCGCTCACAATCACAACATGGCCATAGGGAATGAAGTACTGCTTAGTGCCCTGGGCATCCTTGTACCAGCCCTTGTATTCCCACAGCTCCGGGCCAGTCTCGCCGAAGCGGCCGCGATAGAACGCGTCGGTTTCAGCTGGCGCCATCTCGAAGGTGGTTTCGGAACCGCGGCGGGTACTTGCCAATTCCTTGAATTCTTCATCGCCCATGGCGGCACGGAAGGTACCCGGGCCAAAGATCACGTGAGTTGCTGGAGCCTCCAGAAGGCCGAACCAATCCTCGATGTCTTCTACTGGTTTCGCCGTCGACTGATTCCAGGCACCGGCACCGCCTGAGATATCAACGGTGAGGTTGGCATCACGGCGGAAGTCCAGCAGTTGCTCCGGGTACTTCGGGCCTGAGACAACCACTTGGCCAGTCAGAAGCTCCTGTGCCAGCATCCACTCTTCACGACGACGAATTTTCTTACGATGAGTGGCCAGCAGATCGACGCGGATTGCATCCGCCCGCTCTGCTGGAGTCAGAGGGCCGTTGAAGCCTTCACCAGGCCGGCGTTCCAGTACACGCGAAGGATCAACCACATCCTTCGGTTTGAGATACGGCGGAATAAACTTCCGAAGCTCGCCGCCCGGCTGTTGGCTCACCTGGCCCGGCACGTAGGGGCTCACGAACGGAGCCAGCTTGAAATCTTCATCCCAGGCATCAAAGGCAATTTCTTTGGTACCGAAAGTCACGAACCCCGGGCAAAGCAGGTTCAGCAGGAACGGCATGAACGGATCCAGACGGCGGGTACCGTCCAGCAACTCAGTGGTGCTGTAGGTCATGGGGTGATCTCCTCAGATCTGGTTAATCAGGTGATGCTGGTAACGCAGGGCTACCGGGCGATCACTCCGGGGTTACAAGTGAGATGGGCGTGCCGTCGAACGCGGCCAACTGCTCAGTGGCGCTCCAGCTGGTGTGGAACTTCACCTGGGTTTTGTCCAGATCGCCACCCTTGGCAAAAACCACATTCATGGCGCCGCCGGAAGCGTCCGCATCGTGGTTCAGAACGCCAACGGCCTTTTGGGAACCATCGGTGGCATCTTGTTGCGATTCCACCAGCTCACCGCTGGCAGAAACGCGGCCAATCACGGTACCGCGCTCCAGGTTCTGGCCACTGGACAAAGTGCCGCTGTCGAATGCCACCAGGCCGCCCAAGATGAACGGCGCCGGCTGGTAAGGCACGTATGAAGAGCCTGCGTAGATATCAGACATGGTTGTTTCCTCTCGGTTAAAAACAGGTTCTCAAAACGCCCGCCAGTGGCGAGCCGTTCCGGGTTAGTGGACTTTCTTGCTGTTTCCGGTGGCCTTGGCGTGAGCAGCGGCCAGCTTGGCGCCGCCTTTAAGCTCACCGCTCTCTTCGCCGGCAGCAGCATCCGCTGCAATTTCCGGCTGTTTGGTGTTGCCCATGGCAGCGTTCAGCAGGCCGGAAGGTGCAGCAGCGTTCTGTTCCGGGATCTCCGCAGCAGCCAGTGCAGCCTTGGCATCTTCCACAGACATCGTGGTTTTGAACGCCAGGTGCTGGGCCAGCTTGCCGCGGCCTTCGGCTTCCTCGCACTGCAGGATGCCGGCAATGCGCGCCTGCTCAGTGGCGGCAGCATCAGCAGCCAGCTTGGTGGTATCCACAGTTTCCGGTTGCTCAGTGCTGGCTTCCGGGGCGGGTGCCGGTGCAGTGGCCGCCGGCTTGGTCTTTGATTCAACCGTCATAGTGCTAACTCCGATTGTCGTGGTGGTTTGGATGTAGTCAGAGAAGGCGGCCAGCATGTCGTGGCCATTGATGAGCTCGTCCGCAAATCCAACATCGATTGCGTCTTGCCCGGTATAGATGGCCGCCTCAGTGGCAAGCACATCCGATGCAGAGAGGCCGATATGGTTACCAACC